ACCTCCTCTCGAATTTGGATCACCCTTCGTGCTGCTGCATTAGAAGGTTTTAAGATGTACGCCATTAAAATACCTCGTTGTCAATTAGATCTGCTTCAACTGAATCCAAGATAACATTATAGTCATCATCTGGATCATCATACAGTTGAACTCCTCTTTCTTCATAGAATTTAATTAGTTTTTGATACAGTCTTGGGTGTTGTACCTCAAGGTCTATATCTCCTTGGATTGCGTTGGTTAGTGATTCATACTCCTTGTGAAATTTGGAAACAAATGCAGATTTACTAGCCATTGTCTTCTATGGAACGTGTGTAGTATAAGATAGAATTGCACCAGTGTCAACTAGATGTCGCACGGTGGATAAGTTAAGTCATTAGGATCCTGAGGAACCATCATATACTTTGTGCCATCAGCACGAGTGACTAGAAAGCACTCGCCTTTTTCGACACGATCAAGAAATGAATCTTGATCTTTCTTTACCTCTTCCTCAGTTACTTCGTGGATGCTCATTGTTTTTCCATTAATGTTTTCCAGTCATCGTTGAAGGTCTTAAGACCATCATCAGTCATAATGTGGTTGTACATCTTATCAAAAATAGAAGGTGGCATAGTACAGACATCCGCACCTTGTGCGAAACTATACTCAACGTCACCCACTGACCTAATAGATGCAGCAAGAATCTCTGGACAATCATACTTTTGTATGTTGTAGAGTTTCCAACTGGGGCTAAGAACCTCTCTAATCCTTTTGATTAGACTGACACCACCAAACCGTTGATCATCTACACGACCAACAAAAGGTGATAGGTACTTGGCACCGCTATTAACAGCCAATATAGCTTGTGAAACAGAGAAGATCAATGTAACATTGACATCCACTCCAGTCTCAGCAATTTCAAGGCAAGCTTTTAGACCCTCTTTATTACAGGGTACTTTAATTGTTACATTACTACCGATATTAATATATGGTTGAGCCAATTCAACCATCTCCACTGCTGTATCTGCTGTTACTTCTGCTGAGATACTAGCATCATCCTCAAACAGGTCAGACATACGTTTGATAACCTCGTGAGGATCCTTACCTTCCTTAAGCATCAGGGATGGGTTCGTTGTGACACCATCTATCAACCCTGTACTAAGGTGATCACGAACTACGTCCACCGAGGACGTATCCAAAAATAATTTCATAGGAAGTGTTTACTCACTACTAATTATAACACATATTCTAAGAATGTGTCCACGTCTCCCAGATATCTCCTGTAACATTGCCATTAGGGTCACGTGTGATACAAAAACAATCGAAAGCTGCTGAAACCCTGACACCTTCACCAGTGTAGCTACGTACAGCGTGAGGTATGTTAGGAGGAAACAAGGTGAACGTACCATAAAGGTTTGGTATATCTTTCTTCTCTCCATCCAAGATGTAAGTTGTAGAGGTTTCTACCTCAGCACCTAAGAATACATTACCACATACTGACTGAGGTATCTCATCATAGTCCTCTGGTATACCAAAGTGTCTATGTGGAAATACCTTTTGATCTAACCTTAAGACATTACCCCAAGATTTAACCTTACACTCCTCTCCTTCTTCAAGACCTAGGTAGTGAGCAACGATCTTCTTTATCAAAGGGAATCCAATAGAGTTCCATACAGGTGAGTTAACAACAAGATTGTAGTAATTCATCCTACCAGTAATATGATCCTCAGGATAGTTGTGAGTAGGACTACCAAGTGTCAGTATCCTCTCCTCTGAGTCAAGCAATGCTTGTCTTAACTTGTCAGCAGTATTTGTAGAGCACTGGTACTGTTTGATTTTGTATTCTTCTAAGTACTCATTCTTGAGTCTTATGAATAGTTCATCTGGTTTCAAAATTAATTCTCCGTATCTTTCGTTGTCTACGGTTTTCTTGAAACTGTTTGTCTTCATTAGATAGGACACCAGTTTCACTAGCACTATACTTGTCCTGTGAGATTACCTCAACGAGAGACAGATCTTCTCCAGAAAAAGTATTACCTTCTATGGTAGTCATATTAGAACAACCACAGCACTTTGTTTCTATTGTATAGCTAGTCAGTTCTTTTCCACACGCTAGGCATTTTATCGTAATCATTTGAATAAAAAATTAAATGGACATTTCTTTTCTTCTACATCGTTTTTCATAAGGTTCCAAGACTTACCTGGTAACCAAGTCTTTAACCCTTGATTGATTTTAAACAATCTTCTAACCTTATCAGGAGGTTTAACTTCTGGCCATCTTTCTATGAGATAGTCTCCGTCTTTACCACCACGAAATCTTACACAATACATTGGTGTACCACGTGGAACGTTAACAGTCTCTGCGTGACATCTATAAGCACCATTAACAGATCTTAACCATCTACCCAGAGGAAACTCTGCGACAATTAATTCCATACCTGTCTTGTGATGGAGATCAGGAAATGGTATTGTTTCTATCCATAGATTCTTGTTTGGTTTCTTTGGCCAGAACATCATACTCTGTGACCATTGAACAACCAAGAAATTTTTATATGGATAAGTCTTACCACCTGCATACTCTCTTTTTGGTTCAGTACCTATACTACCCTCTTGCACGTACAAATAATCTAATGCACGATGCTTATCGAAACTAGATTCATATACTAGACCATCAGATTTCTGCCACTTAAACGATATATCTATTTGATTGAAAACTACATATGTATTTCCCCAATAGTGCTGCCAAGCAGGGCACTTATAATAACTATGATTCTCGTGCTGCTTCTTAGCATACTGTATATATGAAACGGGTGGTATATAAAACTCTGGTATGGTAGTAGGGTGTGACAAATCAGTCTGGTCAGAACTAGAGCTCCCTTTTATTGTCTGATAATTTGGATGCCAGTATAGTTTAGTGCTCACGGTAGGAAATCAGTAGGGTTCATAACAGGACATTTACCATCCTTCTTAATTATATTCCAAGATACTTTCTTCACCCATTGTTTGAGTGCCGAGTGTTGATTGGAACGTATCTTCAACCACTCAGGTGGTTCAGGATCCTTCCAGCGTTCTAAACGATATTGATTATTCTTACCACCTTTGAAACGCATAGTATATAAGGGATCACCACGCTTAATACTAAACTTAGTAGCGTGTGCTTTGAATGCAGGGTTAGCTGCCTTGAACCATCTACTAAATGGATACTCCACGTTAATAAATTCAAGACCAGTCTTATGAAAGACTGATGGAAACGCTGCCAACTCAACCCATATATTTTTATCCTTGTTCGGTAGCCACAAAAACAATAGTTGTGGCATTTGAAATACTAGATGACCTTGGTACGGACAACCGATTCTTGAACCATCCCAACCATAATTTTCTCCTTTAAGACTACCTTCATTAATTAGAATATGATCTCTAAATGCTGGTAAGTTAAATGATGTCTTAGTTATTCTACCTGTCTCTTTATCCCATTCTATATCCAAATCCATCTGCGAGAATACTACCCAAGTATTATTCCAATAACTTTTCCACGCTGGACACTCCCAATACATATGACCAACGTGAAGATCTTTTTCATACTCCAGTACACGTTGGGGTGGTATATAAACACCCTCATTATGCAAAGGATGATCCCATATATCGTGTGATGATACTCCCTGTTCAGTTGCACCAGGTTGTTCTATGTAACCAACAGGTAAATGATGGCAAGGTGAGTAATAAATTTTCATCGTCTTGCGGATCCGTACATTCTCAAGTCAAGGTCAGGGTCTGTTATCTTCTCGTACTTCAAAGCGTATGTGAATCTAACGTGATTTCTAAATGGTGTTGCTCTATGCCATAGTTTACCATTAAACAATGTTGCTCTATTAGATAGAGGTAAACTACCGTGTACATAAGAGTCGTCATCTAAAAGAAACTCTGTCCAACCTCCCTCTTGTCTGTCGTATTCTAACTGTGGATAGTATAGCATAGTATATGCATCTAGTCCATCTATCTTTGGATCTGCATCCACGTGAAATAATGGTTGCTCATAAGGCATAAAACAATTGATGTATAACCTTACGAGTTCAAAATCTTTTATGATAGGAAACTTTTCTCTAGCCACTTCATCAAACTTCTTGTAGATAGGTTCAGTATCTGAGCAGTTTACAGTAAGTCCAGTAGGTTTAGAGGGGTCGTTATCATACTCCCCCCACTTTGCCTGACCTCTGTTCATCGCATAACTATATGCTTTACGATGCAGGTGTGGTTCTAAAAAATTATCCTCGGTATATATTTCAATACTCACTTCTTCTTTGCAGGTGGTTTAGGAGGTGAAAGTTTATTGTTCCACAACTTAGGATTTGCTATACCTTGTGACTGTGTGAACTTGACAAAATTTTTCTTGTATTTGTCATAGTAATGATCAAACAGATCCACTGCTCTATAAGCAATAGATATATCATAAGTCGTTTTACCATCCACAATATACTCTACCAGATAGGCAGTGTATGGGAGTTTCTTATTGTTTGCTGCTTGAGGGTCACACTTTTCAGCAATGATCTGAACGTCCTTAGTCATTAATAATGTCCTGTAGAGTGAATAAAGATACAAATTCTAATTCATTATCTTCCCATACCTTATGGTCATCCATACGATCAACGATAGCTACTACACGATGTACTTTATATCCAGCATCACGTAACACTTTAACTGCCTTGAGTGCACTACCACCAGTGGTAGTTACATCCTCTAATACTGTTACAACTGATCCTTCAGGTGGTTTATTACCTTCAATGACCTCCTTTGTACCATATCCTTTAGGGTTCTTCCTAACAATTAGAGCATCGATATGTTTATCTGATGTATAGTATGCTCTCTGTGCTACACCACATACTAATGGGTCTCCTCCTAGTGTCAATCCACCTACTGCAACTGAGGCAGGATCTATCTCCTTAATCATTAAGGATGATAGAAGTGCGTTACCTTCACAAGACAAGGTAACAGGTTTACAATTGACATAATGCTCTGTCTCTCTACCAGAAGACAGTGTGAACTGACCACGTTTATATGCTCTCTCCTTTAACAGATGAAGCAACGTTGTTTTGTACATACGGTCAGTCATTAAAAATCTCCATAGTTAGGTGTTCCACTTCTTCGTCTTCAAACCACTCTGAAAACTCTTCTAGTAGTGAGAGACAGCCTTGTGCGTCTCCCGTCTTTGATAGATGTGCCATCCTATCAACCACATAATCCTTAGTCGGATTTAGATCCATAATAATCTTTTCGGTAGTACCGTCCTAGAATATTGCTATTATAATAGGCAGGTGTCCCATCTGTCAAGGACTCTGTAAGAACATCACACCTGAAGAGCTGTCTGGTCTCTTCATAATTCGTCCTTCCTCCTGTGGTATGGAGGGATAGTATTGTTCTTTCAAAAGAATCGTGTCCAAAATCACTAATATCTCTGCTAAGTTCTGGACAACTTCCGTAGTACTTTTTCCAGTTAGACTCACTCGTAACCCGTCTACCTCCACCTCTAGGCTTTCTCTTCTGCCAAAAGTATTTTCTACCGATGTATTGTTTACCTGTCTTCCTATTAGTAATGTTGTAGACAAAACCGAAGAAGTCGCCAATATCATTAGAAGTGAAAGGTTCACCCTCATATAGCCAGGGGTTTTCATAAACTCTTTCGTCAACCATTTCATAATTTTAATATCTCTACTCCTATTTATTCAGTCCCACCAGGGGTCTGGTATTTCTTGATTGATTCTTCCCATTCCTTCATACTGCTCTGGCAGTCTGGTGGTTCTGGATCTACGATTCCTTTCTTCTTCTTCCAGTCGTTGTACATAGCTTGCATCATCCAACTCTGAGCTAGGGACTTCGGTCCATTTTCTATAAGCTCGCTCTGGTATTTCCCTAGTGCTTTCATCCCTCGGTACTCCTCTCGCCAACCTTCGGACGGTTCTTGTCCTGTATTTTGGGTCATAGTTTGAAACCAGAGAAAGTATCTTTCTTAACATCCTGTTTAAGACCTCCAATAAGATAGGATTCAACTTCAGTTTCCTGAGGTGCTACTTGTAATCCCTTTGAACTGATCCAATGTTGAGTCCAAGGCAAGGGATTATTCCTCAAGGACTGATCATATATAGGATCAAATCCAAGAGCGTGCATTCTTTTATTAGCTATCCATTCTACGTACTGAGACAGCAAGCGATCGTTGAGACCAAGGATTGAACCATCTTTGAAGAGATACTGTGCCCATTCCTTCTCTTCTTCTACACATTTTTTAAACATCTCAATGGTATTTTCCTTCTCTTCCTCAACGATCTCCTTCATTTCTGGGTCGTCTCCTTCTTGCCACTTCTTGATAATATGTTGAGTGAGGACAAGATGTTGGTTTT